TCCTGTGTTCTTGAGACGCAATGGAATGTAGATAAATTCAACAGCTTTCACTGGTTCAATTGCTACATCAACCCATAGCTCATTGCGGTCGATTCTTGCTGGTGTGTTATTGCTCTCATCACAGACTACCGCGAAGTCATAGATAGCTCTCAAGCCTACTAGTTCTAACAACAAGCTTTCTACTGCGCCACGGATCTCATCTCTAGTGATCTTGTCATTAGGTTCAAAGATATATGGTCTAGCAAGTTTATTAAGCTGGCTGCGTAGATATACTACTAAACGTGCTACGTTGATACGATCCAAGGCTGAAGCATTTCTAGCACGGGTCTTCTGACCGTATGCTACGTGTCCGACTCCTACAAAGAATGGAATTGGATTGATCTTCAACTCATATAGTGTATCACGCTGTCCTTCATTCAACGCAACAGTCTGGAATTCTCCAGAAGCCGAGTCAATGTAACCTACAGATGTAGCGTTAGTAATACCGCCACGACGTGTACCTGCTGGAGCAAACCATGGATAGCTTACTTGATCGCTTAGGGCTATTGTCTTAAGCATCATGTGGCTAGCTGGAACTACTGCGTTAGCTCCGCTTAGGTCTGTGGTAAATCCGTTTGGATAGTAAACCGCGCAATATTCGTCATAGCTAACAATACCATCATCGCCGTTGTCAAATGCTAGATTAGCATTAGAACCCCAGTTTGTCAATGTTGTAGCATCACTCTTCAATCGCAATGGTGTGTCACCGATAACAAATGCTGTCAATCCACGATCGATATTCAAGTTAATCAAATTGCTGAGCAACTCTGGATATCCAGGGCATGAAATTAAATTAAAGTTACGACGCTCTTCATCACGAATTTCTTCGCTGGTATCTGTCACAGATTTCATAGCAGCAACGATTACTTTACGTTGTGCCTTGCGACCGAAGCTGCCTGAACCGTCTTCGTTGTTACCAGAAGCCGTTACCCAACGATCTGTTGCGTATGGTGTGGCACCGCCCATTGGCTCGCCTAATGGAGGTAAATCTCCCACTTCGCTTTCAGCAGCACGATAACGAGGATTTAGTTCGTTAGTGTCGATATAATTATTCCTATACTGTTTGACATTTCCGCCGCTGCGACGTAAGTTCCACAATAGCATTCCGCTTGGATAAAGTGCCGGATCCGGACAGTCTGGATCCACGTAGTTGATTTCTAACAAATCCGCCAAAGGAGCAGCTACATCGCCGGTTTCACCGCTGCTTCCGTAGCGAGCATCTGCGAACAATACACCTTCTTCAGTGGTCTGGTCAGTCTTGTCTATCAATATCCATTCTTTATCATTGGCATTCCAGCGATACATAGTTGGGAAGTTTTCTAGATCTCCTGTGCTAACCCAGATATGATTATTCACAGATTTTTGTGCTGTGGTCAAATCTGGTTCACTAGCAGCTACGATAACTTCTGAGTTAGCATAATCTGGGTGATTGTTTAATCCTACCCAGATCTGGCCGTTGTGTGCCATGATATCAACTTCGCCGAAGTTAGGATTGTACCATAGTTGTCCGTCTTGTGGCTCTTCTAATGGCTGAGTAGCCGCTGCTTTGTAAGCAGTTGTTACTAACGGTGTCCAATTAGTAGCGAACCAAGCTTCTTCTGAAGGATCGTTTGAATAATTAGGATCTAAATATAGATTGGCTGTGCCTGCTCCTGTTTCCCAGTTGTAGGAAGAGAAAATTTCTCTGAATGTCGGATCTAGATCATCTTCAACAACACGGAAGTCTCCACCTAGTTTGTGGCTGATTTGAATTCTGTTGCTGCTGGTTAATGTTGCTTCGATATATGAGAAACCTGCGGAAGCTACGGCTGCTGCTAGAGCCTCTCCGTTTACTGCCGCATCTGCTGTTGGATCAGGATAAAATGCTACTCTGGTCAGAGGACCTAAAGCAGCTTGCCCTGGAATTGATTCTTGTAAGTTGAATCCAGCTTCTTTTCTCTGCCAATACAATGTTCCCACTGATGTTGGGTCTTGATTAGCTGGAACAGATTGTGTAGCTCTGTACCACTTTCCAGTTCTAGAAACTATATCACCTTCTACGTATGTACTTGTATTATTCCAAACTGTTGACGAAAAATCAAAAGTAGCATCGCTGATTGCGGCTGATAGAATAGTTGTTGCTCCTGCTGAAGATCTTCTCCATACACGGAAATCTGCTTGAGGATTTCCTAGATCTTCTGTGAAGTTTGTCTGTACGAAAATACTGTCTACAGGAATACCTAAGCCGCCACCTGTTCTATCTAGGCCATAAGTAGCAGCATGAGTTGTGGCGTATAGGGGAGCATCAAATGATGTCCATACCTTTAAGTCGCCATCCCACTTCTTTACTACCCAGTATGAACCAAAATTTGGTTCTGTTGTTTTAACCCATACAGATCCTGTTGGTCTTGGAGTTGCTGTTCCGGTGAATGGGGGTTGACCTTTCCATGTTGGAACTTGGGTGTGTGCGCTGATTTGTAGTGCTGGTGGGTAATAATCACCTGCAGAAATTCCTAATTCTGTTAGAACAGAACCAGTGCCTGCGATTGTTACGACGCCTTGTGTGATAGCAGATGAATCAGACTGTGAAGAATCTGTACCGTCTGCGTAGATTGCTAAACGACCGCTGATTACTTTCGCGCTGATTCCGTTAGAACCTGCGATAGAATTAATTGTAGCAGCTATTTGTGCTCTAGTATTTCCGGAACCAACTGGGATTTCATTACCGTTTATGTATAAAGATCCTGCGCTGATAGAACCTGTTCCTGTTCCTGTTACCACAGGATGGCTGGCTTTATGTTCTGGAGAACCTAATTTTACCCATTGACCTGCTTCTACGGCTGATCCTTGAGCCAATGTACCTCCTGCTGATTTGTACCAGAATGTGATTGGCTCACGGCTTCCTACGTAGCTGCCTGTACCCTGAGCGGTAGTTATAACCACGGCATAATCACCAACTATACCAACTGAAGACTTCGGAGCACCTGCGGCTACTTTATTATCTTCATCATCTGTTAAAACGATAGGAGTTTTAAGGCTAAATTTTTGACCACCAGTTGTAGTAGCTGGTGCGCCATTCCATTCTTGGATACCGAACAAAGAACCGGCTGTGTCAATCCACCATTGACCGTCCGCTGGTTCCGAACCTGGTTCAGAAACCTGAGCTTCTAGTTCATCTAGATCGATATCTGCTCTGGTAATAAACACAGAGTTTGTAACTCCTAGCAAGCTGTAGGCTGCTAAAAGTCCATATTCGTTGCGCTCTGAACCATGTATTGGTGTTGAGCTGGCAGTCTTTTCAAAGAAAGGTACGCCAAATGTTTCAACAAGCTCTCTCTGGCTCGTGATTCTAAATGCTTTACCTGCGTTTGCCGCGGTAGTTCCTGCAGCGGTTGCTGTACCGGCTGCGTTTGGTTTATCTTGGGCGGTTGCGATTATGATAAGAGGAGTCGTACCTGGTTCAGCAGGTGTATAAAAACTCTCGTCAATTACCGTAACTTGTATGCCTGGGGATACTAGTGCCATTACTTATTCTCCTGGTAATAGTTGCTCATATTATTTAGCGGTAGTTAATAAAATTGGGCGGTTATAGCACCTCTAAAAGGGCAGAAAAAGGGCGGTTACTAAATATCGTATGCGCCCTTTATGTCAAACCTGCGGAGAAAAACCCTGTGCTGTGAATTATCACAAGGCCAAGAAAACCTATTATCGAAAAGACTGCGATAGCTGTGCCAGGGGAGCTACACCAAAGAAACCTAGATGGGCACAGTCAGGTTACAAGAAAAAAGATCAGTGTGAAAAATGCGGATACAAAAGCAAATATCCAGAACAGTTTAATGTGTTTCACATAGACGGCAATCTAGATAATTGCCGTCCTACGAATCTCAAGACAATATGTGCAAACTGTCAGCGGGTTTTACATAAAGAAGGGGTTCGCTGGAAGCAGGGCGATCTGTTAGCAGACTATTAGCCTGTTTATAAAGGTCTTCGATAGAACCGTCATTTTCTATAACTCTATCAAATTCTGTGCCTACC